GCTGAAGAGAGAGCGCGCCGCGTATCTGTAACGGCTACGGACCCGCTGGACTTTACGCCTAGCGCTATACAGGCTGCGTATGAACTCAGCCAGAAGCGTTTTAATATTATACCAGCTGGGCGGCGCTCAGGAAAAACACAAATAGCTAAGCGCCGGGGCGTCCGCTTTGCACTGCTTAACACGTTTTGGCCTGACTTCAGGATAGCGTTTACTTGCCCCACTTACGCACAGGTAAAGCGTAATTACTGGGACGATTTACACAGGATAATTAACGGCCATGGTAAAGGGCTTATAGTAGACGAAAGCAAAACGGACTTAATGATAAAGCTTTTTAATGGCTCTATGATTTGGCTAATAGGTATGGACAAGCCAGACCGCTTTGAGGGTCCAAGTTATAACTGGGTATTTGCTGACGAAGCGCCAAACATGAAAGCCGAAGCAGTGGAGCAGCATATTTTCCCCGCGCTTTCTGAACGGCTGGGCGGCCTTGACTTGTACGGCGTGCCTGAGGGACATAACCACTATTACAAAACTGCTATGTTTGCGCTAGAGGAAGAGAACGCGGACGAGTGGGGCTATTATTGGTGGCGGTCCCGGGACGTTATGCCGCTGTATTTAGGGGAAGAGGCAGCAGCCCGGGAAATTGCACGCGCTGAAAGGCGTATGGACGAGTTAACCTTTAAGCAAGAGTATGAAGCAGAGTTTATATATTTTACTGGCCGCGCTTACCATAAATTTGACAGAGAAAAACACGCAATAGAGCGCTTGCCTTATGACCCTAGCGCGCCGCTGCATTTATGCTTTGACTTTAACACTGCCCCGGGTACTGCTGCAGTAATTCAGGAAAGCCGGGAGCAGCGCGGTAAAAGCCGTGAGGATTGTACATACATTATAGGACAGGTTACTATACCTAAAAATAGTACTACCCCGGCTGTATGTAAATCACTTATGCAGACTTGGGGAAAGCATAAGGGCGCTGTATATTGTTACGGTGACGCAACGGGCGGGGCCGGCGGCTCAGCAAAAGTGCAAGGCTCAGACTGGGACCTTATACGGCAAGAGTTAAAACCGTACTTTGGCGGCCGTCTCTTTTTCCGGGTCCCCACTAAAAACCCGCCGGAGCGTGTGCGCGTTAATTCTGTTAACTCACGCTTTGAAAGTGCAAGCGGCGTAGTACGTATGAAAATAGACCCCGCAAACGCTGCAGACATAGTTACAGACTTTGACGAAACTACAGTGCTTGACGGCGGGGCTGGACAGATAGATAAAAAAACTAATAAAGCGCGGTCTCACCATTCAGACGGTGTAGGGTATTACGTGGTAAAGCGTCACCCGATAGACGGCGGCTATACAATGAAAAATCAAGCTATATAACGGAGGCTTTTAAATGGCAGTTGACACAAAAAGTAAGCAATATATGGCCATGGCTACAAAGGGTAGCTGGGACCTGTGCAAAGGGTTACTGGGCGGTACCCCGGCTATGCGTGCCGGCGGTACGAAGTGGACGCCAAAAGAGCCAGACGAAAAACAGAAAAATTACAATGTACGCGTTAAGCGGTCCTTTTTACATAATGCCTATGACAATACTATAGAAACGTATGTAGCTAGACCGTTTAGCCGTCCCTCTAACTGGGACATTAAAAACAATGACGAAGCTAAAGAGGCTATGGCCCCCATAATGGAAAACATGGACGGCGAAGGCATGACGCACCAAGAATTTGCTAAAGAATATTTCCGCGTGCTTATGCGCTGGGGCGTGGCCAGTGCGTATACTGACTTTTCAAAAGTAGAGGACCCGGAAAACGAAACAGCGGACAGCGAAAGCCGGCCCATTAACTCAGTGTTTGAGACGCCAAAGGTAATAGGCTGGAAAGCAGACAGACAGGCTAACGGTGTAGAGAAACTTACAGAGATACGTATACAGGAAACTTACATAGAAGACTTGGCAAACTGGGAGCAGCAAGTATATGACCAAATCCGGGTTATTAAAGCTGACAGTTACGAAGTGTGGCGGCGCAAAGAGAGACAGCGCGGCAGTACCAGTGCAAAAAAAGAAGAGTGGGGAATAGTTGAGGCTGAAAGCGGTAACATAACTGTAAACGGAAACACCCCCACGGAGATACCGCTTGTAACTTCATACACTAAAAAAATTGCGCTGCTTACTGCGCTGCCTCCATTCCTTAACATGGCTTGGACAAACCTAGAGTTATGGCAGTCAATGAGTGACCAAAAAAATATATTACGCTTTGACCGGCTGGGCCTTATATTCGGGTCCGGGTTTACACCTGAGCAAGTAGCAGCTGGGCTTATGATAGCCCCCACTAATTCCATATTGACTGAGAATCCAGACGCAAAACTTGGCCGCGTAGAGACAAGCGGGGCACCGGCAGAAAATGGCTGGAAAGACATACGGGACATTATGGAGCGCCTAGAGACTCAGGGCATGAACCCTATGGTTCAAAGACTGGCAAACGTCAAGGCTACAGGTATTGCAGCCAATGAAGACAAGAGCCGCAGCCAAGTAGAAAGTTGGATAGACGCAGCCAATACAGCTATGCGGAAAGTAATACAGAATAATCTAAAATGGCTTGGCCATGACGTGCCACTAGAGGATATAGAGTATAATATTTACCAAGACTTTGTTTTTGCAACGAAGACGGCGCAAGAGGTTAAGGACGTAATAGAAATGCGTAAAAACGGGGACCTTAGCCACGTGGACTTTATAAAAGAAATGCAGCGTTACGGCCGCATTGCAGACGGTGACGCTACAGAAATAGCAGCACGTGCCCGGGCGGACCGTGCGCCGGGGCTAGGGTTTTTAACTGGTAATACAGCGGAGGGCGGGGGCACCGGCGCACAGCCCGGGCCGCTGGGAGCTGCAGCAGTAGCTAACGCTGCAGCCGGACAGCCGCAGACTACAGAAACAGTGGGGTTATAAATTAAATGGCTACGGCAAACGAACAATTATTAGAAAGCTCATTATTCCGCGTGCTTGAACAAAAGGGCATAGCTGATGATATAGCTAATGACATTGTACAGCTTATGCGTAACAGGGTATTACCTGACATTGCAAAGCAGTTACAAGACTTGCCGTTTAACAGCCTTAAACTAAATGACTTTAGACTTATAGAATTACGTAACGCAATTGAAAACGGTATGGGCTGGGACCGTGTTACTACGCGCCTTAATACTACACTGCGTGAGGTAATGGGCGAAGAGGTAGAAGTAACAATAGAACAGTTAAAGCAAGCTGCTATACCGCAAATTAACTTTATAGTGCCCGGGCCTGACTTGCTGCAAGCTATTGTAATGGAGCGTCCTTTTTCTGACGGTAAATTACTTAATGACTGGTTTAGTAAGCTGGGCGCTGACATACAGACGGACGTATACGAAACTATAAAAGCTGACATGGTACAAGGTAAGAGCATAAAGAAAATGGCAGCAGATTTATTAGACAGAGACTTTGGCGCGTTCAGTACAAACGGAATAGGGCGCGCAGTGAATAACGCAGAGGCAGTGGCCCGGACTGCAGCAAACGCTATACAGAATAGGGCACGCCAAGCAGTATACGAAGCTAACGCGGACGTGGTAGCCGGCGTAGAGTACGTGGCTACTTTAGATGACCGTACTACTTATATTTGCATGTCATTGCATGGCAACGTATACCCCGTGGAATCCGGGGAGCGTCCGCCCCAGCATGTTAACTGCAGGTCTACTACCGTGCCAGTGTTAAAGAGCTGGGAAGAAATGGGCATAGACCCCGCAACGTTGCGCCCGGACCAGCGCGCGCGTATGGCTGGGGATATACCGGCGGCTGAAAGTTTTGATACTTGGATAAAAAACCAAGACAAAGAAACGCAAAATAAATTACTTGGACCGGTCCGGGCGGATATGTACCGCAGCGGCAAGGTGCAGAGTGTAGACGCATTTGTAGACGGTAACGGCGGGACAATACCGCTTAAAGACTTTGGACTTAACAGAGCGGGTAACCCGCTCAAAGAGGAAAGCGCATAATATGCTTACGGCTGTTTTTTCTTTTTGTGGTTTTCAGGGGGTCCCGGTTTCGCAGCCCGGGACCCCCGCGGCTGGGGCATTTAATTTAAAAAAAGGTCTGGCAGTGCGAGAGGCGCGCCGCCAAAGAGACTTTGGTAAGACCATTTTTGTATAGGAGCAAATAAAATGGCTGACGAATTGTTAACAGTTGTGGAAAATTTGGAAACAGTCCCCGAAGCGTTACGCGGTTATTATCGAGAGGATAACGGCCGGCATATTCTGAACGCTTCACCCGTTGGAAGCTTTGAGCTTGCGGACACTGCAGCGCTTAAAAAGGCGCTGAACGCAGAGCGGACCGCCAAAGAGAATTTGGCAAAATCAGCGAAGGCATACGAGAAGTATAAAGACGTTGATTTAGACGCCGCCATAGAGGCCCAGCAGAAGCTTGCAGAATTTGACGCCGGTAATATTGACATGGAAGCTGAAGTACAGAGAAAGCTAAAGGCTCAGGCTGACCAGCTTATAACGCAGCATGAGGAAGTTACCGCCGGCCTCAATTCTAAAAATGAAAAGCTTATGGGTAAACTGCGTACTTTGCTTATTGATAACCAAGCAATAACCGCAATTACTGAAGCTAAAGGCAACGTTAAAAACTTGCTGCCACATGTAAGGGACCGCGTGCGCGTAGTTGAAACAGAAGACGATTACGAAATACAGGTGCTTACAGAAACAGGGGAGCCAGCCGTTGACGGTGAAGCCAAGCCAATTACTATTGACGCTCTTATTAAAGGCTTTGTAAAAGAGTTTTCTTTTGCTTTTAAAGGCGCGGAAAGCAGCGGAGGCGGCGGAGCTGGTAAGCAGTCCATAGCCGGGACCGCGGACGCCGGGAAACTTGTAATAAGCCAAGAGGAAGCGCGGGACCCTGTGAAGTACAGGGCCGCAAGAGAACGGGCCGCAAAAGAGGGCCTAAAACTTGTAATGGGGGAATAGCCCCGCTAATTATTTTAAGAAAGGTTTTGCATTATGGCAAACTCACTAGGTTATTATGTACCGGAATTTTACGCACAGGAAGCACTTATACAGCTTGAAAAAGCGCTGGGTATGGCAAACACCGTACACCGTGGTTACGATGAAGAGCGCCGCGCTTTCGGCAAGGGTCAGAAAATCAATATTAAAGGCCCTAGCACTTTCACAGCTCAGGACGCCCCCGGGTCCTCTCAGGACATTACCAGTAAACAGGTCCAGCTCTCACTTGACTACTGGAAAGAGGTACGCTTTGAACTGACAGACAAAGAGCTTGCTTTCTCAGAGCAGAAAATTATTGATGACCATATACGCCCCGCAGCTTACGCGCTGGCTGATTTTATTGACCAGACGTTGGTACAGCTGTACCTACAGGTGCCGTGGGTATATGACCTGAACGCAACACCGGGAAGCGTTGTTACAGACGTAACCGGACCGCGTAAAGTCCTCTTTGATAATGCCGTTCCAATTAAAGACTCTATGAACATGTTTTATATGGTTGACGGCGAAATGGAAGCTAACTTACTTTCTAACTCAGCTTTTGCCCAGTGGCAAGGTGCTGGACAGGAAGGCGTAAGCACTCAGGTAAGCGGTGCCCTTGGCATGCGTTACGGCCTTAACTTTTTTGCTAACCAGAACGTGCCCACACATACCGGCGGAGTATGCGCGGACGCTACGGGAGCTATTGACAATGCGGCTGGATATTCTGCGGGTGTTACAACTATTCACATTGACAGCGTAACAGACGGCGGCACATGGCTTGTAGGTGACACTTTCGTAATTGCTGGAAATACTCAGCGTTACGCCGTCACTGCTGACGTTACTTTTACAGGTGGCGAAGGTGACGTAAGTTTTACCCCGGCACTTGCTGCAGACGTTGCAGACGATGCAGTTGTAACGGGGCTTATTGTTGCAAGCTCAGTACAGAATATGGCTTACCATAAAAACGCGTTTGCCCTTGCATTTGGCCAGCTGCCTTTTGAGCTGCCTAATGAACTGGGCGCCCGGGTTTTCTCTGTACAGGACCCCGTAACAAACCTTGCTATACGGTCACGTCTCTATTATGACGGTGATAACTCTAAGGTTGTTGTAGTGCTTGACGTGCTTTTTGGCGTTAAGACACTGGACGGTAACCTTGCTGTAAGAGCATACAAAGACTAGTAACCTAGGGGCGGCTGCAATTCCGTGGCCGCCCCGCACTTTTTGAAAGGGGCCGACATGAGCCTAATGTTTATTGTAATGTTTGCTTTTTTGTCTCTTGCTTTTCTTGCGTCATTTGCCAGCCCGTCCCGGGCATTGCCTACGTGTATAGTAACCAAAGGCAAGGAAAAGCGTATTATTAACGTCTCTGATGCTGCAGCGTGGTTGAAAGACGGCTGGAAAAGGGAGGGGGCAGCTGCTAGCAAAGCCGCGGAACCTGACCCGGACCCGGAGCCTACGCTTGCAGAGCTTGCGGCTAAATGTAATAGCGGGAAAAAACTTGACGAACTTATAGCAGTATATGCTATAGATATTGAGTTTGCGGAGGGTATGACTTTTACCGAAAAGAAAGAAGCCCTTGTAGATTTCCTTAGCGAAGAGGCCGAAGGGTAAACAATGCCAATTATGCGGGGCTGTGCAAAGTGCGGAAAACGGCGCGCAGTCCCCGCCTCTTTTTTAAATGAAAGTGGAAAAATGAAAACAAAAGAAATTTTAGGAAAAGGCGGCGTAGAGGCCGTGAGAGTTTCGGACCTTGCAAGCTATAGGGCACGCGGGTATACTAACCTTGACGGCTCAGAAATTTTGCTAGAGGGTGAAAAGAAAAAAGAAGAGAAAAAGCCGGCCAAGAAAAAAGCGGCCAGCAAACCTGAAAAAGAAAACAAAGAGAAATAAGGGGTAATACATGGCTGTTAATTTTGTAGTTGAGGACGGCAGCGGAAAAAGTGACGCCACAAGCTATATAAGCGTTACGGACGCTGACCAAGTAATAACTGACTACGGCCTAGCATGGCCAGACAGTTATACTGAAGACGAAAAGAAAGTAGCGCTTAACAATGGCACGCGGTACCTTGACACGAAATATAACGGCGCGTGGAAAGGGTATAAAGCAAGTGAGACTCAGGCCCTAGCGTGGCCCCGGTCTGACGTGGTAGACTCTGACGGCTGGGTAATTGACAGTGACGAAATACCGGCGCAAATTGAGCAAGCTACAGTAGAGGTAGCCGTATACTATGCAGACAGCGGGAGTGCTTTTCCTGACTTGGATAACCCGGGCCAGCTGAAAGCGGAGAAAATTAAAATTGACGTTATAGAAATAGAACAGGAATTTTTAGGCGGTAACTCCGGCAGTGAAATTTCTAGTAAAGTAGACTCTTTGCTAAATGGACTGCTTAAACGGTCCGGGGCAAATTCTGAAGTAACAAGGGGTTAATTATGAGCCGTGACCTTGACGAAAACGCACTAGCCGCTAAAGTTGATGACATTATAGAAGGCTACGGGCGTAATTTTGTTTTTCATGTCAAAGATGACGTAAGCAGCCCGTACACTCGTAAGGGGTCCCCGCCCCGGGCAGCTGACGAACTCAGGGCCGGCGAAAATGCAGAAGACAATATTATACTGTTTTTGATTTCTGCAAAAGACTTACCTTTTGACCCTTATAATACTATGAAAGTGGTAGACAGTTTGGACAGTCACACTTATAGAGTTACAGGGGTAGACCCCATTACCAGCGGGGACTTAGTACAGGCTTACCGTATAAGGGCTGCTAGATAATGGCAATAGACCAGACGTTAACTATTGATACTGAACAGTTTTTTAAAAACTTGGTAGCTTTCCAGAAAAAAACAAGTGTACAGTTTGGTAAACTGCTGCGGAAAGTTGCGCTTATGATTTTAAAAGAGACTGTAAAAAATCAAGAGGACCGGCGCGCCGTAGACACTGGGCTTAGCGTGGGTAACTGGCAAGTAATGGTAGGCCGTGACAATGACGATATAAAAGGCGTGGGGGCGTCCCCGGTAAGTGACGCAGTGCAGCAGCTATACTTTTTGAAAAACGAAGGTATAGGGGAAGTAATTTTTATTTTTAATAATGTAGAGTACACAGTTTACCTAGAGTTTGGCACTGAAAAAATGGCCCCCCGGGCAATGCTGCGGGACGCTATAAACTCCGTGTCTATGCAATTAGGTTAAAGGGTATAATATGGCATACGCTGAAATAGACGCTTTTATAGACGCACAGGTAAACACTGACCTTGGCGGCACGTACTCTATACAGTATGATAATGAGGAAAAATTTACTAAACCAGATGACGCAGCATACTTGCGCGCCTTTACACGGTACCAGCCTAGCACGCCTATTTCTATTGACAGTGGCGCCGGGGTCCGGTACCGTTTGACAGGTACGCTGGAATTTCAGGTAATAGGATTTTTCGGTAATGACAAAGCAGCAGTTAACGCGGCTGTTAATGATATTATAGCCGCCTTTGCATATAAAAAATATAACGTGGGGGACGCTGAAAACTCGGTAATACGTTTTCAGAATCCGTCACCCTTTCCAGTAGGGCGCGTTAATGGTAGATACCAAGTTAACGTACCTATAATTTTTTGGGTTGATTTAGTCAACTAATTTTTTAATAGGAGTTTTTAAAATGAGTGATTCTAACAGAGTAGCGTTGCGTTACTGGGAGGAAAGCACGTGGGGTGTTATAACCGGTAACCCAAAAATGACAAATTTGCGTTTTACAAGTGAAAGCTTGAAGGGCACAAAGAGTACCGAAGTCTCAGACGAAATACGAAGCGACAGACAAATACCGGATATTATACGCACCGGCATTATGGCTGAAGGTGACATTAATACTGAGCTTTCTATGGTCAGTTATGAGGACTTTTTCAGAGCGCTTTTTATGGCTGCTGCTTGGTCCTCTGCAGCTACAGTAGTAAGCGCTGCAGCAGTTGACGTTACGGCTGCCTCAGACCTTTTTACAATTGCTGCCGGCACGTGGACTACTACCCCTACTGCTGGCCAGTGGGTACGCGTAAGCGGCTACACCGGCGCAGCTGCAGTTAACAACGGTTACTTTAAAGTAGCAGCAACACCGGCCCCCACTACTACTACTTTTACCGTGTCTAATGGTGATGACCTTGTAGACGCTGTAGGCTCTGCAGAAACAATTATACAGGGCGCGCAGATTGTTAACGGCGTTGCTGAAACGAGCTTTTCAATTGAGCGGGAATTTACAGACCTTACTAATATTTTCTCACTGTTTACCGGTATGATGGTTTCAAGTTATAGCTTGGAAATTCCGGTAGACGGCCGCATAACCGGGACTTTCTCTTTTATGGGGAAACAGGAAGAGGCCAAGACTGCCACAAGCGGGGACGGCAGCCCTAATGCTGTAAATGATAACCCAGTAGTAAGCTCTGCAAATGACATACAGTTTATTAACGTAGACTATGGCAGCGTTTGCCTTGTTTCCGGGTCTATTGAAATTACAAATAACTTGCGGGAAATCCGCTGCGCTGGGGAGCTTGCCCTTAACAGCGTAGGTATTGGCCGCTTTGGTGTTACCGGGGACCTTGAATTACTGTTTACAAGCCTTGCGCAGAAAAATAAATACCTTGCCCATACTGCCAGTGGCTTTGCCGTTGCTATTGAGGACGGGGAAACTACAGGCGCGCTGGGACTGGGTAACGCAATGGTACTGGAAATTCCAAGTTACCAGCAAGCAGATAACGAAACAGTAGCCGGCGGGGTAGATTCTGAAGTAGTGGAAAGCATAAGCTTCGAAGCTTACATGGACCCCACGGAAAACATAACGGCACGCTTGGTAGTTTGGCCAGCGGCTTAATTGTTCTTTTAATTCTTATTATACGAAAGGTGTTATTATGGCCGACAATGACAAAAAGGAAGTGGCAAAAGTGGAAGACAAAAAAGAAGTAAAGGGGCTAGAGCTTTCTAGCCTCTTTACAGACCCGGAAAAGGAAAACGCCGGCGTATGGGTAACGTATGCCAGCGGCTTTGAGGTTAAAATAGCGCGCCTCAATTCCAAAAAATATAAAGAGTTTATGCTTAGAATTGGTAAGGACCGCGCGCGGAGTTTTGAAAATAAAACCATGGACCCGGACGAAGCAGACAATATTATGCGGGAAGCAATAGCCAATACTATTTTGCTTGACTGGCGTAATATGTATGACAAAGGTAAGCCGGTCCCCTTTTCCAAAGAGCTTGCACTTGAAATAATGGAGAAAAGCTACGATTTTTATAAAGAGCTTTTCCATTTATGCCAAGAGCGCGAATTATTCCTTAAAGACAATGAAGACGCTGCAGCGGGAAACTAATTGAGCGCCTAGAGTGGTTAATAGAATGGGGGGAATATTTACCACGATTACGGGCGCTGGAAAAGAAAGGCCGCAGAATAAAAGCGCTAGAGCAAGAGCCGGAATTGTCATTTTTTTTAGCACCGATTTGGGAAGCTTTTATAGAGTTGCATAACAGGAGGCAAATAGGTTACACCATGTCACCCATAAGCGTAACAGCAATAAAAGACTGGTTAGAAATTCGGGGTTTTCGTGACCCGGAAATAAAAGAGTTTCTTTATAACCTTATTTGCCGCTTAGATGACACTTGGAGAAAGTTAACCAAGCCCAAAAAGACTAAAAAGAAAATGCCAAATTTATTGAAAGAAAACTAACATGGTAGACGTTGCAAAGCTGATAGTAGGAATAAGCGCCCGGGGCGCTGTAGCCGGCGCACGGACATTTAAAAAAGCGCTTGCCGGTATGGGCATGCAAACTAAAAAAACCAGCGGACAAATGCGCAGTTTTGGTAGCAGCATGAAAACAGCTTTTGCAGCTATAGGCGGTGCCGTTGCATTAAAGCAGACCATAACAACTATTGCCGGCTTTGAGGACCAAATGGCAATGTTACAGGGTACTACCGGGGCTACTGCTGACGAAATGGAGCAGTTTAAAAATAGAGCGCGTGAGCTTGGCGCAAGTACACGCTTTAGCGCGTCACAGGCTGCAGAGGGATTACTTGAACTTTCCCGGGCTGGTTTTGAAGTTGAGGAAAGTATAGCAGCTATAGGCTCTACACTTGACTTGGCTACAGCTGCCCAGCTGGAACTTGGGCAAGCCTCTGCCATTACGGCAAACACTATACGGCAGTATAGCCTTGCAGCTGAAGACGCGCAGCAAGTTAGTGACGTATTTGTAAATACGGCCAATAGCTCTAACACTACTGTAGAGGCTTTGGCTGAAACTATGAAGTTTGCCGGGGCCACAGCTGGTACGCTGGGCATATCACTTGAAGAAACAGCGGCCGCAGCTGGGGCGCTTGCTAACTCAGGTATAAAAGGCAGCATGGCTGGTACGTCTCTGCGCGGTATGATGCTTTCACTGGTTAAGCCTACAGAAGAGGCCAAGCAGCAGATAGAAGACTTGGGGCTTACTATGGACCAAGTTAACCCGGAGAAAGTGGGAATTATTGGCGCGTTTAAGGCTCTGCGTGAATCTCAAATGGACACGGCCGCAGCTACAACTATTTTTCAAAAACGATTTGCCGGCAGCGCTCTTATACTTTCCAAAAATATAAACATGATGGAAAAACTAAAAGAGGCAAACGAAGACGCAGAGGGTACGGCCCGGAAAAATGCAAAGCTAATGGAAGAAACGTTAAGCGGTGCTTGGCTTACTTTCAAGTCTGCAGTTGAGGAAGCAATGCTACAGACCGGGGACGCTGGCTTTTTGGGCGTGCTTAAAGACGTTGTAAAGTTTGCTACTGACGTAGTGCGCGTACTCTCAGGAGTAGAAGGCGCAGTAAGTAAGCCTTTCCTTAAAGGCCAAATAGCCATGGCTAAATTTATTGGCCACTTTAAAACAGGGCTGGAAATTTGGAAAGGTATTTTTAAAATAATGGGTACCGTTGCTGACCATTTTGGCAAGCGCATTGCTAACGTGTATATTGCAATAGGTAATACTATTACCGGAGTTTTTAAGCTGGTAGTAATGGACCTTATACAAGATATTTCGGACTTTCTGGAAAAGGCACAGGGCATAGCTAGCTTTTTCTCTCAGGACGCAACTAACGCAATAGCTGAGGCCCGTATAGCTGTAGGTAATTTTAA